CAAGGTTGGGAAGACAATACCTACTCTGGTGTAAGAATTATTGAATACTACGACATGGGTGGTACTTATGTAGTGTTTCCAGAAAAAAATATGATTCTTGACTTTATACCTAACGTATTATCTACACCACCTTTTGTATTTATGAAGAAAGTTTCTTTTGACCAACTTAAAGGTCAATACGACCATGTTATAGGACTAATGGCTATGATGGCAAAAATTAATATAATGTCTGCGATTGCAATGGAAGATTCTGTGTTTACAGAAACTAACATATCTGGAGAAATAGAATCAGGACAATATAGAAAAGGCAGATTTGCTGTTAACTATTTAGCTCCAGGTACACAAGTTTCTAAACCAATGAATAATATTCCATATCAATTGTTCCAACAAATAGATAGGTTGGAAAGACAGTTGCGTATGGTAGGTGGTTATCCTGTAACTGACGATAGTCAATCACCAAACAGTTTTGTTACTGGTGCTGGATTATCAGAATTGAATAGCACAATGTCATTAATGATATCTGAATACAGAGATATTATAAAAACAGGCATGGTAGCTATGGATGAGAAACGTTTAGAAATGGACGTTGTATTATCTTATTCAACAGGAGTAACTAAGAAACCTATTGTAGGTTATTATAACGGTTCTGCTTTTAGTGAAAACTATCAACCACTTAATGACATAGGTGGCGACTTTAGAACAAGACGTATCTATGGTGTTATGGCTGGTTTTGATGAACCACAAAAAATTGTGACTGGGTTGCAATTGTTACAAGCAGGTGTTATAGACGTAGAAACATTACAAGACAATATTGATGGTTTAGAAAATATAGCAAAAGTACAAGAACGCATTAGAAAAAATAAAGCAGAAGGTGTTTTATTCGATAGTATTTTAGCTAGGTCTGCACAAGGTGACCCTGCAGCTACAATGGCTGCTATAGCTATTTACGAGTATCCAGGAGCTGTAACAGAAATTATGAAACAGTTCTATACTCCACAAGAGCCACAGATGTCACCAGAAGAAGAAGCTATGATACAACAACAAATGATGCAACAACAGTTAGGTGGTAACAATGTTCCAACAATGGCACAAGCATTCGGATTATAATATGCAAGATTATTTTGATTCAGAGTTTTGGGATTTGATGTACAACGAATATGGTGTAACAGATGAGATAGATATTCTATCTGAAGAAGTAACTGAGATTATTACTCCTATGCCAGGCATAATAGTTTTAATTACTAGGGAGTTTTATGGCAAAGAATCGTAGAGGTGGGTATAGACAACCAAAAAAACCTGCAGCTGTAGCTACACCGCAAGGAGGACAAAGAACTGATGGTGGCCCAGGAAGTAGTAAACAACCTCTTAGAAGGCTACCTGACGCTGATTATGGTGCAAATAAAGCATTTGTAGAACAACAACAGGCTGCTCCGTTACCAAAACAAAATCCAATGCCTGTAGCACCCAATGTGTTTGCACCAACAGAAAGACCAGGTGAACCTGTTACACAAGGACAACCTATAGGAGCTGGTGCTGGACCTACTGTTATAGCTGATAATACTGATGCTATACTGCAAGCTTTGTATCAAATTAATCCAACACCTACATTATTGGAGATTATTAACAATAGGAATATATAGTGGCATTTATACTCAATGATAGAAATGAGTATTATGACATACTTAATTCACGTAGACAACTAGAACAACAAGCAAGTCAATATAATGCTTTATTACAAACAAATCCAGAACAAGTATTAGAAAATCTAGAAAAGTATCCTACTGAATTAGATACAGGTACTGCATTAGGTATGAGTATTTTAGGAATACCACCTGAATATCAAGCTGTTAAAGAAATAGCACAGTCTAGTAGAACTAATAAACTTTATAACGAAGCTAAATTATGGCAAGAATTACAACAAAGATATCAATATGACCATGTAGAAAACAATATGAAGATGACATGGGGTGACTTATGGACAGGTGGATTAATGCCAGGAGGAGCTAAACCAGGAGATGTTCAATATGGTGTATGGGCATTTGCTGCTTTAGATGCTTTTTTTCAAACAGTTGGTCCATCAGGTAAATGGTCTGTTATAGGTTCTGCTGTAAATGCATTATCACCTGGACAACCTATGAAAGTAGGTAGGTCACAAGCATATTTAAGAGATTTAAAGTCTTACGACAATTTGCTTAAAAAAGGTTATACACCACAAAAAGCACAAGATATGTTGCAAATAGACCTTAGTGGTACTCAAGTATCTGGATTAGGACAAGAACTTGGAACAATGGATGAACTTAGACAACAAATTGATATGATACAAGAAGCACATAAGATGGGTGGGGAACCTGTACTTGCTGCTATGTTTAGAGCTGTATCAGAAGGTAAACCATTAAACTTTGATAGAAGTACAAAAATTACTTTAGAATCTGTAAAAGCAGAAAAAACACCTTATTATGTTGCATTAACTACAGATTATGGAATGTCACCTGACCAAGCTAGAGATTTTATTTATAGCAATATAGGAGCTCCATTAAAGAATTTTGATGAAAATGGCGAAATACATTACACTTCTGCATTTAATCCTAATAAAATTAATTTCTTTGCAGGTAGAGCACAACAAAGATTCTTTTGGGCAGGACAATCAGAACAAGATTACTTTAGACCTGAGTGGGCAGATAGAGATATATTGCTTGAATACTCACCAGGTAGAGTAACTGCAGCTGAAGTCTTTGCACCTGGCTCTAAAGCTTTTAATGTTATGTCTGGATTAACTGATGCTGCATATCAAATTGCACCAGAAATATTAGCTGGTAAAGGTATTAAAGGAGTTAAAAACATTAGTAAAGGATTACGTAGAGTTAATCCTGCTATGGAACTATTAGATGAAGGTGCATTAGTTAAAGGCACTAAGTTTAGTAAAAAACGTGTACGAGTAAGTAGCAAAAACTTAGCAGATAATATTTTAGAAGAAGTAGGACCAGAGATTGATGGAGCTACTGGTACAGGTAATTTAAGTAAATTAGTTAATAATGCAGGTCAACTAATAACAAATCAAACAATTGGTAAAGATATTAGCACTACTAAAAAAGCTCTTAGAAAAATTAAAAAAGAACATACATTATTTGGTAGAGTACCTAAATTCTTTCAAACTACAAAAGATGAGATATTAAACAACAATACTAATATTGA